ACAGTCATTCAGGAGATTCAGGAGTACACAACAGACGACTTGCTTATGGACATTTTAGAGGTAGGTGGCTTGATATGAAATTTATACCGCACGATTATCAAAGATACTGCATAATGCGGATACTGCAGAATAACGCCCTGGCGTTATTGTTAGATATGGGCCTTGGGAAAACGGTTATTACCCTTACGGCAGTAAATGACCTTAAGTATAACCGGTTTCTGATCCGTAAGTGTCTGGTTATTGCACCCAAAAAAGTTGCAGAAGATACATGGACCAGAGAACAGAGTAAATGGGATCATCTGCATCTACTTAAGGTGGTTCCGGTTCTTGGAAGCCAGCAAAAAAGGATAAGGGCATTAGCTTCTCCGGGAGATGTGTATGTTACCAACAGAGAAAATGTGCCATGGCTTGTAGATTATTACCGGAATGACTGGCCCTTTGATATGGTGGTAATCGACGAATTGTCCAGTTTTAAGTCTCATCAGGCAAAACGATTCAGGGCGTTAAAAGGAGTCAGAAGCCATATTGATCGGATTATCGGACTTACCGGTACTCCGACACCGAATGGACTCATTGATTTATGGGCACAGATTTATTTACTGGATTCCGGAAAAAGGCTAGGAAAGACCATAACGGAATACCGGAATAATTACTTTATGCCGGCATCGCGGAATGCGACGACTATTTTCTCTTATGAACCGCTTCCCGGCGCAGAGGAGATTATACGTAACGCGGTTAAGGATATTTGTATTAGCCTGTCAGCTAAAGATTATTTAACACTTCCGTCGTGTATCAAGAATGTCCGCTACATAAAACTGGATCCAAAAGCGCAGAAAGCGTATGACACCATGGAGAAGCAGCGGGTACTTGAACTGCAGGAGGAAGTATTGGATGCCGGCAGTGCAGCAGTACTTGCTAACAAGCTTCTGCAAATTGGAAATGGAGCGGTATACATGACAGAGGAAACTATACAGGATGATACCGTGAAGGAGATTCGAAAGACTGTGGAGATACACGATAACAAGATTGAAGCCTTTATGGAACTGGTAGAAGAAAACGAAGGACAGCATATGCTTGTGTTTTATAATTTCCAGCATGACCTGGAACGTATAAGAAGGGCATTACAAAAAACCAAATTACGAGTAGGTGAGCTGAAGACATCCGAGGATATTGCAGCGTGGAATTCCGGCAATATGGATATTCTTCTAGCGCATCCTGCAAGCGCAGCGTATGGATTAAACCTACAGGATGGCGGAAATCATGTGGTGTGGTTCGGGCTTAATTGGAGTTTGGAACTGTACCAGCAGGCAAATGCCAGATTGTTTAGACAGGGACAGAAGCAGACGGTTTTCATCCACCATCTGGCGGTAGTTGGAAGTGTGGACGAAGACGTTATGAGCTCGTTGGAGAAAAAGGATAATTGTCAGGAGGCATTACTGGAAGCCTTGAAGGTTAGAGTGGATAAATACAGACTACAAGAAGGGAATATGTAACATGGTGCCGAATGAAGAAGCGATGATGGATTACATAGAGTACTTGAGAAAGTATAGAAAAAAAACATGAAATCGGTATTTGGCAGGCACATCAGCATGAATTATGTCGGGAAGTAGCAAGAGGATACGGCCTGTCGGAAGAAGAGATTGAGCAATTAGATGACGATTTGTAAGAAGGAGTAGATAAAATGGGAGAGTCTGTTAGTGCATGTGGGTTTTTAGAAAAGTTGATTGGTAGGTTGGAAGAATGTACAAGTGTAGAAGATTACGGAGAAACATTTATATCACAAGAGGAGCTGGTGCAAATTGTCAACCAACTTGCAGAGGAATATAACAATGAGTGGATTCCGGTCAATCCGGATGATGTAGATACATATCCGAAAACAGATGGTTATATTCTAGTATCATTCGATAACTTCAGCTTGCCGGATATCGGGAGATATGAAGTTGATGAAACTGGAGGCGCGTTTTATCCGGGCGATGATGATAAGAGCTATGTGTCACACGGATTGATTGTAAGTGCATGGCAACCACTACCGGAGCCGTATAGATTCGGAGAGAGCTTGCCAAAGGAAATGACTAATGCGGATAAAATCCGTTCCATGAGTGATGAAGAGTTGGCAGACGCAATATTAGAAGTCGAAGGACTTAGTGAAAAATTATCATTCTGCAAGAATAGTAGCAAATGTAATGATATTCTGTATGCAGGAGAAACTATACCGGATGGTATGTGCAGACAATGCTTGATAGAATGGTTGCAAGCAAAAAATTGACTAAATTTTATGCCGAGGTTATAATAACAATAACATAATAACAATCAGAGCCTAAGAGCCGATAAACAGATATATTCTGTTTGCCGGCTTTTTTATTTTGAGAGGAAGTGAAGGTAGGGTAGTGGAAAACCACAAAAGAGCGGAACAGGATTACATGGCGGGAATGAAATACAAAGAGATAGCGGAAAAATATGGAACCACTATCAATACCGTAAAAAGTTGGAAGAAGCGGCATGCCTGGAATAGAAAAAAGTGTGCACCCCAAAATGGGAAAAGTGTGCGCCCAAAAACAACAATAAATGACGGTACGGAAGAAACACTGCAGAATGACAGTTTAACAACAGAGCAGCAGCTCTTCTGTGTCTATTATATTAAAACGTTCAATGCGACGCAGAGCTATCTGAGTGCATATGGCTGTTCCAGAGATTCGGCAAACGTTGCTGGACCACGGCTGCTTAAGAACGAAAAGATAAGAGACGAGATAGAGCGTCTGAAGGAAATTAAACGGCAACAGATAGTTGCAGGTGCAGAGGACATTGTCGAACTGCAAATGAGAATAGCCTTTGCGGACATCGGGAACTATGCATCGTTTGGAAAGACGGGACTTTTTAACAAAGTGGATCTGAAAGACTCTGCTATTACGGATACGCAGCTGATAAAAAAAGTAAGTGAAGGGAAAAACGGTATTACCATCGAGGTCGAGGATCGGCAAAAAGCGATTGACTGGCTCACAAAATATTTCCTGATGCATCCGGATGACCGATATAAGGCGGAATATGACCGTAAGCGTGCAGAGGTAAAAGATAATACGGGAGAAGAGATTCTTAAAAATATGCAAGCCATTGCGGATATTCTTCAGAACCCGGTTGGTAACAGAGACATCACAGAACTGGAGGAGGTGTAAGCAAGGAATATACCAGCACCTTTAAGTGTTCGACAGCATGAATATATGTTACGGTGTTTCAATAGTTGGCTTAATGTAGCAGAAGGTGGAAAGCGTGGAGGTAAAAACGTGCTTGCCACACTGATTTTCTGTTCGTTGCTTGAGACACATAAAAACAAGATTCATTTGATTGCCGGAGTTTCCGTAGCGACCGCAAAACTGAATATATTGGACTGTGACGGATATGGGTTACTGAATTACTTCGAAGGAAGATGCCGCGAAGGTAAATATAAGGACCGTGACTGTGTGTACGTACAAACGAAGACGGGTGAAAAAATTGTCCTTGTATCCGGAGGAGGAAAAGACGGGGATGAGAAGCTGATAAAAGGTAACACCTACGGAATGGCATATGTTACTGAAGCAAATGAATGTCACCCCAAATTCCTTAAGGAAGTGTTTGACCGAACACTGTCTAGTTCGGACCGTAAAATATTTCATGACTTAAACCCTAAGGAACCGGCGCATTGGTATTATGAGGATATACTTGATTATCATGAAGAACAGCAAAAAGAAGATGCGGCATATGGATACAATTATGGGCATTTTACGCTAGTTGATAATATGAGTCTATCTGATGAAAAAATACAGAAAATCCTGAAAACTTATAAAAAAGGGACAGTCTGGTATGAAAGGGATATTAAAGGACTTCGAAGAGTAGCGGAAGGGGTTATTTTTCGATATTTTGCTGATGATCCTACGCCGTATTTATTTAAAGATGGAGAACTCCCAGCAGAAACAGTAAATGGAAAACAGAAGCTCAAGCGTTTTTCTAAATTAGTGATGGGGATAGACTTTGGAGGTAATGGATCCAAAACAACATTTTGCCTAACCGGTTATTATGACGGCTATAAATATTTTAGAGTTCTGGAAGAAGATGGATTACCAATAACAGATACCATTGATGCAAAAACCATCTGTGATAAATTCGTGGAATTTTATAAACGATGTATAGGAATGTATGGATTTATTGATTGGGTATTTCCGGATTCTGCCAGTACAACAATGATTAATTCATTAGTAAGCACGGCAAGACAGGAAGGGCTGCCCTACAAGAATATAAAGGGGTGCAGAAAAAATGAGGTAGCCGATAGGCCAAGAACTTTCGATATGCTGCTAAGTACAGGGCGATTGAAGATAAACGAAAGATGTGTAAATATCAGAAAAGCAGTATCATCTTTGCGTTGGGATGAAAAGCACCCAGACATTCCTGAGGATAAAAATATCGGAAACGTAAACGATTGGTGGGACTGTTTATGTTACACTATGTTGGATTTTATTGAATATATAGATCAGAGAAGGTAGGAGGATTTTAAGGAACGCATACGCAGTTGATTATTTGAAAAATTTAGGGTACAACGTTAACAGCAGCGCATTAGAAATTATTAAAGAATGTGAAGCCTGGTACTCAAATAAATTGGTTGAGGACTTCCATAAACGGAAAAATCTTAATGATGTGGAGTATGAATTGGCACGACTCAACTTTGCAAAGAGATGTTGCGCTGATGACGCAAACTTATGTGAAATAGTAAGTGTCGCACCGGACAAAAAGAGTGATTCCACAAAGTTTATTGACGGTCTCTTCGAAAAAAATTCTTTTATGGTACAGTATCGGAAGCAGTTGGAAAAAACATCGGCGATGGGAACTGTAGGAGCATACATCATGTTAAATGATGCGACATACGTAAAGAATGTAGACGGCACCACAAGTGTTAAGGGTGGAACACCGGAGATTGTGTACGTGGATCCGGATTGTATTGTGCCGCTGACGGTGAAAAATGATGTAATATCCGAATGCGCTTTCTGTGCAACTAATACGGTTAAAGGAAAACAGGAAAGCACACTTGTTATCTTCACGCTGGAGGAGGGTAATTATAAAGCAGATACAGTATGTTTTGACGCGTCAGGTAAAAAAATAAAAGAATCCTCCATACAGTTAGGAGGAGTAAAGCCGTTTTCAATTATGACAAACGCAGAGGTGAATAATCTGGATAATATGGCCGGATACGGTTTGCCAAAGATTTATAACTCAATTGCATTTTTTAAGGCAGTGGATTTATGCTATAACCTTCTGCATGGCGACTTATCAAAAGGGGATAAATTAGTATTCATTAATGAATTGTTAGCATGCTTACATGAAGGTGAAAATGGGAAACCTAAACTGACGATGCAGCAGAAAGAGATATTCATCTTATTAGGGGAAAAACTGCCGCAAGAAAAATCTGTTATTCAGGAGTATAATCCGGAAATCAGGATTGAAGATATCACGAAAGCGTTTGAATTAGTGCTATCTCTTCTGTCAATGTCCTTCGGATATGGTACAAAGAAATACAGTTTTGAAAATGGGCAGATTAAAACGGCGACTGAATATATTGGCGAGCGTCAGGATGCAATGCATGAACTCAATAAGCAGAGAAAGAACGCAAAAGATTATATTACTGATATTCTGCATGCTGCTATGTGGTTTTCTAATCAGTTCTTAGGTACAGGTTATAATCTTGAAGAAGTGCTTAATGTGGAGTTTGACGATTCTTACATCGAGGATAGGCAGACAAAACTTGAGAGTATGAGAGCAGATGCAGTTACATTCCAGGATATTCCGTGGCTGACATTTATGTATATTAAAACCAAGTACAATTTGTCAGATGATGCCGCTGAAAAATATATTAATGAAGGTAAGATGAGAGAAGAACCAAACGATGATTCGGACGATTAATAAAAGGACGGTGGTATAAGGGCATTAAGTCAGGAACAAATGGATATTCTCGCGGACAAGTACATAATGTCCTTATATTACAACCTTGAGGATGAAGTAATTGCAGACGTTGCCAGGCGAGTGAAAAAGACCGGCAGATATACTGAAACAGCCGAAATAATGGCAAAATCAATGCGAGAGCAGGGATATTCGACTGCCAAGATTCAGGCAGAGGTTATGAAACGCCTTAGGGCAGATAAGGAATTCCAGAAACAGATTGCAGAGAATACCAAAGCGTACAAACAGGAAATCCAAGATATTATTGATGCTACGGTTAAGGAAGCAAAAGAAATCGGCGATGAATTAATTGCCGAGGCTGGTAATATGGCTTGGAATAATGACTTGTCTATGTGGAAGCAACACGGTGTTGATTTGAAGAAGCCAAACACAATGAGCCAATTAATGGTAGCATTCCGTAAACAGACATTAGATGAATTAAAAAATCTTACTCGTTCAACCGGGTTTAAAAATACCGTTCTCGGAACGACCGGTGTAATGAATATGTATCAGCGAGAAATGGACCTTGCACTGTTGAAAGTTGCTACTGGCACGTTCTCGTATGATCAGGCGGTAAATGATTGCGTGCACAGGCTTGCGCAGAGCGGATTAAGGTCTATTGATTATGCAAATGGACGCGCATATCAACTTGATACGGCTGTGAGAATGTCTGTCAGAACAGCAATGTCGCAATTATCTGGCAGAATTATGGAAGAGAATCTCAAGAGTAGCGGACAGGACCTTGTGATCACGTCGCAGCATATGGGGAGCCGTCCAGAACATGCCCCCTGGCAGAATAAAGTATTTTCCTATTCCGGTAAAAGCAAGAAGTATCCGAATTTCTTCAAAGAGACAGGATATGGAACTGCATCCGGCTTAAAAGGTGTAAATTGTACACATGACTTCTTTCCATTCTGGGAGGGTGCTTCTGTTATTGAACCAGATATCCAGGAACCTGAACCGGTTACGGTTAATGGTAAAAAGTACACATACTACGAAGCCACGCAGAAACAGCGCAGAATGGAGCAGGGTATTCGTGCGACCAAACGTGAAATTGAAGCACAGAAGGCTATCGGCGGAGATGCAAAAGAATTGCAGAGCAAATTGCGCAAACAGTCTGTAGAGTATAAGAGATTCAGCGAGGATGCAGGACTAAGGGCGAAAGAGAACCGGTTGAGGGTAAAATCCGGAACAAGTGATTTGCGAAAGACTAATACAATTAAAAGGGCTAATAATGGAGCGGCCGCTTCTGTCAATACAGGAAAGAAGGTTTCGTATAATCCAAAGGCAGATTATAGAATTGAATTATCAGGCTATTCTGTACAAGTTAACGACTCCTTATCAAAAGCGGCTAAAGAGTTAGCAAAGGTCGGGAGTGAAACAGGATATGAACATGGAGTATTTGTCGATTTATCTACCGGGAAGATAGGGGAATATGTAACTGATAGGGAGCGCGATTCAGTTAAACCAGATTATGAGTATCTAAAAGCTAATCCAGATGTTAACGTGGCGTTTCTGCACAATCATAATGAAGATACCGAATTATCGTTTCCAGATGTAGGGTTAATGGCTAATGAAAACGCTATAAATGTTGTTGCGGCTATTAGAAATGATGGTATAATAACATTAGTAGAATCCAATGGAAAGAAAACAAGCGAGTATCTTCCTCTGGAATATTTGCAAGATAAAATTAGAATACAGAAGTATATGACTTCTGAAAAAGGCTATTTTGATACCACAGAAGTTGAAATTGAATTGAGAGATATAGCAATAAAAGACTATGCTAGAGAAGGAATGAAGGTTTATGGAAGCTGAACGTAGAAATTGGGATTTATTTCTTAAAATAGCAGAATATCCTTTTAAAAGGCCTGATATGACCCCAGAAGAATTTGACGAGGAACTTATATATCTGGGTGAGCATTATGACGAGTACAAAGACGGAACTTATAAGCCGTTATGGAAACAAAGAATGACATGAAACTGAATTATAGCACTTGCTATTTATTATAACTGCATGTTATAATAAATAGAGAGGTATCTATATGCAGTTTTTTTGGAAAAAATGCCCCAAGTGTGGAAATGAACACTTTATCAAAGTGTCAGAACAAACAAGGCTGTTTAAGTTTCCGGCATATTGTAAGAGATGTAAACAGCAAATAGTGATTAATTATGAGCCAAAGAGCCAAACAGTTAATTCTTAACCGAATTAATTGAATGGCTCTTTTTATATTACTCATTTTAAAAGCCTTCAATTACTCTGCCTTGGATGGGCGGAGCATTAGCGCGGATTAGTGAAGAGGTATCACGCTGGTCTCCTTAGCCAGAAAGCGGGGCTCGATTCCCCGGTCCGCAATCGGATTGAAGTAGAGAATGTGCTGCTACGTTCCAAAGAGGAGAAATGCGGGAAGGGGCACACCCGCCAATCAAATTATCTGTGGGCGATTCCCCCACGTTAAATAAATCATCGTTAAAGGAGATATGGAGAATGAAAAGAGAAGAACTGGAAGCGTTAGGGCTGACAAAAGAACAAGTGGGTAAAGTTTTGGATATGCATCATGAGGAATTGGATCCGGTGCAGAGGGAACTTACTTCCACAAAAGACGAATTAGTAGTTGCCAATGATAAGGTGAAAGCACATAAGGGAACTATTGATGGTTTGAAAGAAGATTTGAAAAAGTTCGATGGGGTGGACGTGACCGCGTTAAACAGTAAAATCGAGCAGTTGGAAAAAGATATCCAAACGAAAGACACCGAGCATGCTCAGCAACTTGCTGACAGAGATTTTCAGGACATTTTAAAAGAATCTATTGCAACCGCAAAAGGCAAAAATGTAAAGGCAATTACCGCTTTATTGGATGTAGAGGCTCTAAAAGCATCTAAAAACCAGAAAGAGGATGTTGTGGCCGCATTAAAAGTATTAGCGGAAGCAGAAGATAGCAAAATGCTTTTTGGAGAACCGGAGCCGGAGGTAATCGGCAAAGGTAATCCAATCGGAACAATAATCAAAGGTGGTAACCAGGATGATGATTCTGCATTACGTGCAGCAATGGGATTACCGCCGGTATCACAGAAATAGTAGGAGGACAAGTAAAGGCCAAACACAATCACGTTAGCAAAAAATTACACAAGTTTATTAGACGAAGTATATCAGCGTGCATCTGTCACAGCAGACCTTACTTCTGATTCCAGTATGTGTCGCGCTGGTGCAAATGCAAATGAAATCGTATACCCACAGATTTCCGTAGGTGGTCTTGGTGACTACACAAGAAACAGTGGTTACACAAAAGCAGCCGTTAATTTGGAATGGGTAACTGCAAAATTCAATTATGATCGTGGTGCAAAAATTGAAGTAGATGTTATGGATAATGAAGAATCCAGAAACCTTGCATTCGGTATGGCAGGTGCGGAACTTCAGAGAACTAAGGTTGCACCGGAAGCAGATGCTTTCGTATTTGCTACTTTAGCAGCAGTAGAAGGCATCTCAGCAGCAACACCAGCAACTTATGAAGATGCAGAAGCATTCTTAAAAGCACTTATCGTTGCTAAGAGTAAGATGGATGAGGACGAAGTGCCGGAAGAGGGCAGAATCCTCTATGCAACTCCGACACTGCTCAATGGTGTAATGGCTCTTGATACAACAAAGTCAAGAGAAATCTTAAATAGCTTTTCTGTCAAGAAGGCTGTACCACAGTCCCGTTTCTATACTGCAATTGATTTATTAGATGGTAAGTCAAGTGGAGAAGAGGTAGGACACTATAAGAAAGCGGATGGCGCAAAAGACATCAACTTTATGATTGTTCATAAGCCGGCAATTATTAAATTTGACAAGCATATTGCATCTAATATCATTCCGGCATCTATGAATCCGGATGCAGATGGAGATATCAGCAAATATCGTAAATACGGCTTGGTTGA